TACAAGGCTCAGGGTGGACTTTTCCAAAGCATTAACACGGATACTGTGCCAGCAATGCTAACTCCAGGAGAGTTCGTGGTTAGGCGTTCAGCCGTAGATGGCTTTGGAGTTAATAATTTAAAATCAATAAATAATGGCACATACGCAGGCGAATCAGTGTATAATTATAGCGTCAACGTAAACGTTAAGTCAGACTCAAATCCAGATCAAATAGCTAGATCCGTAATGAATCAAATTAAGCAGGTAGACTCTATGAGACTAAGGGGTAGTAGGTTCTAATGGCAACTAAAGATTACCTATTAGGAAGAAAAGGCCAGCGTGGCCGTCCACAGGGTATGCTGTTTTCAGATAATCCAGGTACCATCGTAGACGGTTTCTATATTCCTAATGGAATAGAAATTGGGGCAGACACAGCAGAAACAGATGAGTCACTTTTGAGTCAATTTATAATATTGTCTGATGACAATAGAGATGCGATATCCATGCAACAAGATCGAATTGAGCAAAGACAAAGAATGATTAATGGAAGAATGCGATCATATCATATTGCAGATAAACTTAACATTAATACTTCTTGGAACATGTTGCCATCAAGAGCGTACTCGCTCCCCGCAGACTTTGACGAATCTACTGGAAAGTCTCCATATGAAAACTCAAACAACCAGGAATACACTACCGATGGCGGAGCAGGAGGTGTTGAGCTTTTAGATTGGTACAATAATCATCAGGGTTCTTTTTGGGTTTACTTAGCATACGATAATTACAAAAACTTTGGAGATGACTCATCCTCATTTAATAAATTAAATAGATATAATGAAATAGTTGAAGTATTCTTCGCAGACTTTCAGCACAGTGTTGAACGTAGAGGCGGAAGCAATTATGACTTTTGGAATATATCTTTGGCACTGGAAGAGGTATAATGTTCCAGGACCAAGAGTTAAAAAATCACCTAGAAACTTCATCCGTAATAAAACTAGAGTCTTCTGTTATTGCAGAGTGGAACATGAATATTGCAGAAAATGTTTCTAAGATAGGAAACTATCGGTATAGGCCGCTTGAAAGAATAACCCTACCAGTTGCTGAGCAGAGTGTCTATGCAGCATTGCCAAATAATTTTACGGAATATGACGAGGGCAGATTCTATACTGGAGCAACAGACGCAGACACCATCTTTGATGGCGGAGTAGATGACCAAGACATCCCTATAACATTCTTATCTCAAAAAGAAAAAGAAAAGCTTTTATTTTCTTTAGAAGATTGCTTCAATAAGTTTAGGCCCAGGTCTGGTATAAATAAACTAAGATACTTTGGTGATAGATACACATTTCACTCAAATCCAGAGCAAGCAAGACGTCCAAGGTATTACATGGCACACAAAGATGACCAGTTTAAATACTGGACATCCTACCGTACCGATTCTGGGGTAGAACGTGGAATAGCAAACCAACCATACCAAAATCAATATTACATAGACGACACAGCTCCATTTATAGTATATAAAAACCAGGTCCCAGCAAATAGAATTGTAGTAAAGATGCAGACGAATGTTGGGGACATCGACTTAGGTCCATTCTCCAATATATCCTCTCCCTATCCAGATCCATTTTATGGATATCAAAATCAGACTACTCCAGCAAAGTGGAAAGTTCAGTACCTCTCTGGAGATAGCTGGATTGATGCACTATCGTTTGATGTGAACTCATCCAGGACTGATGGAACAGCAATTATCAAAAGTGATGGCTACATTGAGATATCCTATGGGCTAATCATTCCAGAACAATACAAAGATATATTCGTAAAGTCTGGGGGCTACTCTTCAGAATCCTTATTGCCACAAATCAGTTTCTTGGGTTCTTCGTACTTAGTAAAAAAATCTGCAACAGATGTAGGTAGGTATTATGTATGGAGCGGTACTTCTTATGAGACATTTACTCCGATTTACGGCTGGTATTTACAAGAACAAGACATGAATGAGAACACTGCACTTGTTTCAGAAATGACAAATCCAGAAACATACTTGGATGAATCAAACGGAGAGATAAGAAATACAGAGTTTCAGTATCTATCTGGTCTTCGGGTAGTAGTAGATACTATGAATGTTCAAGATTCAACATTTGATCTTATAGAGCTATCTCCAAGATTAAAGACAGATCTTTCTGAAAAAACTGTGTCATTTCAAATTTCTAAAAATGCCTCTGATCTTGGCATTAGCGGTATGCCAGTAGGTCAGCTTCTGGCATCTACTGGATCAATAGAAATCTTTGACTATGATAATGCTTTTATTAAAGAAAATTCAAATAGCATAGTTTCTAGTTTTATATCAAATAATTTTCAAATTAAATTTTATGAAAAAATATTTCTACCATCAAAACTGGTGAAACATGTGCCAGTTAAAACAATGTACTCTGACGGATTTCCAAAAGCCAACGCCAACAATAGGTCTATTAATATAAACCTAAGAGACCTATTCTTTTACTTTGAGTCAACTAATGCTCCACAGGTATTAATACAGAACGCCTCTGTTAGCTATGCCGTATCTCTTATAATGGACTCAATAGGATTTGCTAATTATAAATTCTTAAAAGCATCTGAAGAATCAGAGACTGTTATTCCATATTTTTATGTTGGACCAGATATGACGGTAGCTCAAGTTCTTAATGATATAGCAATCTCAACTCAAACAGCAATGTTCTTTGATGAATACAATAACTTTATCATGATGAGCAAAGAGTATATGATGCCAGAAGAATCTACCAGAGATGTAGATTTAACGCTATTTGGATCAAAGGACTTTATAAAAGATGAAGCTTACACAAACAAGCAGACATCTGCGTACCTTGCAAACATTGAAGAGGTTACCTCTCAGGATAACGAAGTTTATAATGATGGAAAAATAAACTATACATCTAGATATATTCAAAGATCAGTGGGAACCATTCAGCAAGCGTCACTTCTGGATGAGGAAAAATTTTGGACATATAAGCCAGCACTTCTTTGGGAGGTCACCGGAACTGAAGCTACTAAGTCTCAAAACGATCAGTCAAATACTCAATCAAGCTATGTGCTTTCGGCTATGCCATTAAACTCTGACCTTAGCCAATTAGTTCCACAGGTCATAAATAGGCAAGTGGTTAATAACGTAATTGATTTTGGAGAGGGGATTTACTGGTTGAGCAGGTATAGGGGCTATTTCTATGCAAACTCAGAAGTAGTAAAATATGATGCAATTCAGTTTAACATTTCTGGTACTGGTAATGTTTGGATATCTAGTACACAAGAGTATCAAAAATACTTTTCAACAATTCCATTCAATGGAAAGCTGTACCCCACTGGCCTAGTAAGAATATACTCTGAGCCTAGTTTTGAGGTTATAGATGGAACCACCTACCTTTCAAATGGCGCTGTCGTAAAGCATGGCAGGGGGCAATTCGGAACTGAGATTGTTTCTCATACAGCTGGAATAGATCCTTATTGGTATGATAATGACAACGTGCGAGGATGTACCATGTCATCATCACACCTTTTTTCCAATAACCCTGTTCCCACTACAGAAATTGGGGCAGCTGGGATTAACAATATTCTTGCAACAAAGACAACAAGGAATAGCATTATCCATAACTTTATGAGCAGTTCCTTTATTAACGAGAATACAGCAAACAATCTTTATTCTACTCAGAAAGGTTCTGTACAGGCATCCGCCCTAATCATGAATGGTCCCAGATTTAACACCACAGAATCCCCCCTTGATTTTATTTCATATGTACATAAGCCACTAACAAATAAGTTTAAGCACTTCGGAACAAGGATGAGGATAATCGGAAAGATTGAAAACAATGAAAATAGAGGTCAGACCCCAGTAGGAAGTACTTCATACTACGAAGCTCCTGGCGCAACCCCAGCTAATAATATTAATATTGGTGGAGCTTCTGGCGGACTGGCCGTAATGATTAATCCAGAAACAAACAACGGATACTATTTTGAGCTGATAGCCTTGACAGACATTGACGGAACCACGCAGGATACTGGACCAGATATCTTTAACTTAGTGTTTTATAAGATAGAAAAGAAAGTCGGAGCTTCTTCAGCCATACCAGTAAAGCTGTGGACTGGACTTGCGAATATTATAGCTGACAGCGGAAGCTTCGTTGGTCAGTCTCGTATGGTTGGCGAGACAAACTCTACCGTATATGACGTCGCAGTCGAATATCAAAACTTTGGAACATCTAGAAGATTTTATTTATATATAAATAATAAGCAGATTGCAACGGTAGATGACCCTAGCCCACTGCCAGAATATAACAACATGGGATTATTCGTAAGAGGTTCTGCAAGGTGTATGTTTGAAAACATATATGCCATTGCAAACAACTACAGCCAAAACACAATATTTGCACTCGACACTCCAGTAAGCTCAGTGTTTGATGACGACGAAGTCCTTGTTAGCGAATCATTTAGAAAATATTCTATGAGCGGTATCGTAAAGCAAACCTATCTCTCTGGTGTTAGCTCATCAGAGCCGCCGAAATACAACATGTACTTTGATGAGTTTGGAACTATTATGCGAGAGGCCTCTTACTTTAATGTAAGATACGATAAGGCTTACCCTGCATTGTACGCAAAGCTTTCTCCTACTTATAACAGCATAAAGGGCTATACTGTATCTGGCTTCTTAGCTGGGGCATACGGTGCAGAGTTCTTAATATTTAATGCCACAGATACAGCTTTAAGCCTAGATGAAAGTAGCGGAAATTATCTTAGGATTCAGGGTGTTACATTCACACAGGAGTCAGTCAATGAATTAAGTGTGGATGAATATTTTTCTAGAAAGAGTGACTTTTCTAATATAGACTTTGTTCCTACTAGCACCATATCTTCTCCATCTGTAGCCAAACAACAGTACCAAGACATTAAATTCAGTCGCATGACCCATGGCAAGAAAGAGTTTTCTCTACAGGCGCCATACATTCAAAGCCAGGATGATGCAAATAATCTTATGGGGTGGATGATATCTAAAATAATGAAGCCAAGAAAATCTTTAGGAATCAAAATTTTTGCAATGCCGATTATTCAACTTGGAGACATCGTAAAGATAGACTATACAAATAAAGATGGGGTATCTGAAATTACAAACCCGTCAAGCAGGTTTGTAGTGTATAGTATTGAGTACGACAGGTCATCTGCTGGACCATCTATGAACGTATATGTTAGCGAGGTTGTGTAGTGGTAAACCCAACACCAATGATTCCAGAGTCTACCGCAAGCTCTTCAGAATTAGGGATTAGAGTAGCGAGTCCCGACATCATTCTTATTGACAACGAAGCTCTATCGATAGAGCTTATGACAAACTTAGTCTTTGAAAATATCGGTGGCAGAGAAATTCTAAGCATTTCCAGAAGCGACACCGTAAATGGACAAAGTATAATTTATCAACCAATATCAAATTTAGCAAACATCAACCTAAAATATAATCCACTAAACATAATTGCCCTGCAGAATACAGCAGATAACTTATTTAGAAGCTTCGCCATTGAGCTCGGAGATCATGTTCCAATAGTGGGGTCTGGCCCTGACGGTACATTTGTATATTCAGAAATTGGCACAGGCAACCTAGTCGTTGATCTTATTTCGTTAGATCCAGAATACGAAGTAGAAATTCAAGTTCTTGCGGCTGGAGAGATTCTAGATGATACAATATATTAAGGATTATTATGATAACAAATACTGGTAAAAACATTCTTGCTAAATATCTGGTTGGGCAGGCACCAGCTTACGCCTCTTATATTGCTGTAGGCTGTGGCCCACAAGCTGTAGATAGAGATCTCGGAACCTTTGGAGACTATTCTTCAAAAAACTCTTTAGACTTTGAGATGTTCCGTGCACCGATTATTTCAAGAGGATACGTAAACGAAGATGGAATAGATAAGATCGTTCTTACTGCAGAAATGCCTACAGAAGAAAGATATGAAATTACAGAAATTGGAATTTTTTCAGCTGGGGCAAACCCATCAGCTTCAAATGTTGACAGTCGTCTTTTGTATGGATTTACTCAAACAGAGAACTGGGAATACCACTCTGAAACGCTTGCCGAATCTATTGAAAGTATTTATAGTCCACTAGATGGTGGTAACAATGATAATATTATTATTGGTGAATATGACCTATATAATAGTGGAACTCCAAAAGACTATCCAGTATTTCAAACAAATGCAGATAACAGAATCTTTACACTAGAAGACAGAGTTCTTAGAAACGAAAGATGCAGGTTCTTAAATAACATTATTATGATGCGTGGAAACACTTCAGACATTTCCGTGGGGCTAGATGGAAGGCTTAATGTAGATTCTGGGAACCACATTCATCTTAATGGGATCAACACATCTATTTTTGATAGGCAAGCCCCGACAGATGAAATCAGGTTTGCTTTTTCTTTAGTTAATAAAGATGGTGGGTCTTTTCAGACGCCAGATGAGGTTAGAGTAATACTTGAGTTCGCATCTGGTGAAGGAGCATCGGTGGAGGACTATGAGTCAGCAAGGTTTGAGTTTGCTTTAGAGAATGGAACTCAGCCAGGACAATTTGATTTTTCAAAAAATAGATATTTTGTTGTAACGAAGCAGCTACAAGAGCTATTTAAAAGCTCTAACTTTTCATGGACAGCAATGAACCTAAGTAAAATATACGTTTCTGTTGTTGATGATGGCTCTCCATCCGAAGAATACTACATAGCAATTGACGCGATAAGAGTTGAAAATGTAACAGCTCAAAATCCATTATATGGTTTAACTGGATATTCTGTAGTTAAAAGTATAGACGCTCTTCCATTAATTAAGATAGCCAATACTACAAACTACATTGAGTTTAGATTTGCGATAGGCATAGAGTAATGGTAGACAGAGGAATCAAAAAGGCAAAAGTTATAGAGCGGAACCTTCCAGACATCATACCTACACTGCAAGGATATCTTGTTAGGTATAGAATTGTATCAGAGGACCGAAACAGGTTGTCACACTGGTCTCCTATATTTTTAGTTCAACCAGAATACACATTTGTTTCTGGAAATACTTCGCTAGGAAAATCATTAAATCATGTTGATATAGTTTGGGATTCTGTCACAATTGAAAAAGATGGGGCATATATCAGGAAAGCAAGAGATTATGATGTTTGGCTTAGGTGGGACAAGGGGGATGGTGGAGACTGGATCTATGCAGAAAGAGTGCAGCAAAATTCAGCAACGTTTATTATTCCAAATACTTATTTCATTGAGGGGATAGATCAATCGACCAAGCCAGATGTGCTTACAGTAGAATTATTCCTAAAGGGAAGACCAATAACAAGGGACCTAGACTTTTTAAAAGTTTATACTATTGGACCAGAAGCAGTTTAGGTGCTATAATAGGAGAACTATGGCAATTATACCACTACCAGAAAGAGGTCAGCCACTTGACCTCACATATATTTATCAGATAGCAAATGCAATTAATAACATTTCTACTCAGGTATCTTCCTCGACATACAAGTATGTGACGATTGATACCCCTAGTAATGGCAAGCAGAGCCTAAACAACTCTGAGACAAGAATGATCGCTGCCTACAAAGAAGTCGTAAATAATACGACTGTCAATGCTGGAAATGAAAAATCATTCGAGTACTTCATTGAGCCAGAGCTAAAGTATCCACCAATCGTAACAGCAACACCAATAAACATTGCTGATACATCTGCTGGCAAAAATGTAAGCGTAATCCTTAAAAGCGTAACTACTTCTAGGGTGGAGGGTGTTGTTAGGTTTAACTCTAGCGGAGATGCCTCGGTAGCTGTCAATATTATTATTATCGGCGTACCAAGCTAGTCGGTTAATTTTGGCACCGAATCCAAAACGTGGCTATAGAACTCGAGAAGAGTACAACGAGGCTCAAATTATTCCTGGCAATAAAAAGGTTTGGTTTTTAAATGGAGATCTTGTAAGATCTCATCACATAAATAGAGCAAATGGAATAATGTCTGTTTATAACATTATTCATGATAGGATTGAAAGCTGCTTAGTTTTTGATTTTAAAAGAAACAGGGAGCGAGCCTACACAGTGGGAGAGGCGGCTGATCTGGTAAATAGGCACAAGAAGTATATGCCACAGCTTATGAAGCGTGAAGTGATCCCCCGTCCGACAGGCTCTCAAAAAGGAGGGGCAACTGGATGGCAAGTAAGAAGTTATTATTCAGAGTCGCAAGTTAGAGAGATTCGTGATATACTTGCTTCCTACTCTATGGGGAGACCTAGGGCAGATAAGCTTATAACAAATAACATAACTCCATCTCCACAAGAGTTGACTAGAAGGATGGGGGATGGTATACTAACTTATACAAGAACAGAAGACGGAAGATTCATCCCAGTTTGGGCAGAGAGCATTTAAGAGAGAGAGAATGGTCATGAATAACGAAGACACTAAGGTAACAGTCGGCTTGGGGTATACCCTCAACCTAGGAAACTTTCAATCCTTGAGAGTGGACATTAGCGTTGCAGACAGCAAGCGTGATGGAGAAAACACAGAGCAAGCTTTTGATCGTGTCTACGCATTCGTAGAAGAGAAGCTGTCTGATAAGGTTCGAGAAGCCTCGTCTGAACTAGACAAGTAATGGCTGATCGCAAGGAGAGATTCTCTTTGCTCAGCCGATACGGCAAGTATCATACTGCACGGTATGAGCAGAGACCTCAAATCAATTTAAACGTAGAACAATGGGCAGCAGACGCTCTAGTAGAGTCTTATACCTTAGAGTATTGCTACGACCTGCTACAATACTATTTCGAAGTAGCCCAAAATCCAACATGGAAATATTTTGCCAACTACGCACATGACATCATTTCTAAGCGTGAAATATACAAGCAAGATTTATCCGAGAGACAGCAGCGAAGAGCTGCAGCAAAGAAGTGGTTGAGTGAATAACATAGAGTCCAAACTAATATCTGCAGTCCTAGAGGATAAGCAGGTGCACGTTTTGTTACAGGCAAACGTGGACAACCTTCTCCGTACCCATAAAGACATCTGGGAGTTCATACGAACCTACTCTGAGAGGAATGGGTCCGTACCTCCAACTTCAATACTTGTAGAAAAGTTTAGGGACTTTCAGCCTGTCCCAGGAATCGGAACCACCAAGTATCACTTGGAAGAGTTGCAGGCAGAGTATCTTAATGATAGCCTAAAGGACATGATCCGCACGGCAGCATCAGATATTCAAAATGGCGAAGGCGTCAAGGTATTGGAGTCATTAATTACTGATACCTCTGCCCTAAAGAAAAACACCTCTGCCATCAGGGACATTGATGCCACAGACATCGAAGACGCTGTTGCCTATTACGAGCATGTCCAAAAGCAAACCGCTCTTGGAGTACAAGGTATTAGAACGGGGCTTCCCGGATTTGACAACTATTTACCAGCAGGAATTACTGCAGGACAGCTGGGGGTGTTCCTTGCTTATCCCGGTATTGGTAAGTCTTGGTTGTCCCTATACTTTGCGGTACAGGCCTGGAAGCTCGGCAAGACTCCTATGGTAGTAAGCCTAGAGATGAGCGAGACAGAAGTTCGTAACCGTGTATTCACAATTATGGGAGAGGGACTCTGGTCTCACAGGAAGCTCTCTGCAGGCGACGTAGAGGTAGAGGATCTCAGGCGTTGGCACAAGAGCAAGCTAGAGGGTAAGCCAGAGTTTCACATCATATCGAACGACTCTGGTGGAGAGGTAACGCCCTCGGTCATTAGGGGCAAGATCGATCAGTATAAACCAGACTTTATTATTGTTGATTACCTACAGCTTATGTCTCCAAACCAGAAGTCTGATAACGAGACTGTTAGGATGAAGAACCTTTCTCGAGAACTAAAGCTAATGGCTATCTCAGAAGAGATACCTATCCTAGCCATATCCTCAGCGACCCCAGATGACGTCACGAAGCTAGATACCGTGCCTACCCTAGGACAAACTGCTTGGAGTCGTCAGATCGCTTACGACGCCGACTGGGTACTTGCGCTGGGGCGTGGACCAAACTCGGATGTAATTGAATGCGTATTTAGGAAAAACCGTAATGGTTTTATGGGAGAGTTTATGATTCAGGCAGATTTTGATAAAGGTTGGTATAAATACCGAGCTTTCGAGGATATGTAGTATACTATATGTATGGAAAGCTATCACCACAAGGTAATCAAAAGTTTCAATCTCCAGGGAGACATCTACGATGACTCCGCAATAGTAAGGCTACGAAAAGAGTACGCTATACTTTTGCGCACAGAGATGAGGCTTTCTGGCTATGTTCCTAGAACAGATATATCTCAAGACTTCACAATAGAATACAACGAAAAATCAAAGATATTCAACTTTAAACTAACAATATATGGTTCATACATAGGAAAGAAAAAAAGCGAATGGGTACTGGGACTAGACGGTTCAAAACCAATTTATACTCAGAAGAGCAAATCAAACGAGTTCTCACGGGATCAGGCCTCACAATAGAGGGTGAAGTCGATGTTGACTTCTTGCTGTTCTGCCCATTCCACCCAAACCACCGCACTCCAGCTGGAGAAGTTGATAAGTCCAAGGGAACTTTCTTTTGTTTTTCCTGCCACAAGGTTGCAGACTTAGAAGAACTGGTCATGCATACAACTGGCAGAACTTATTTCGAGTCAGCCAGATTTATCAAGAGCAAGCAAGCAGAAACTAACATAAGCCTAGAAGTTGAGAGAAAGCTAATAGACAAGCCTACGTACGTCTTGTTCGATGAAGTTACTATTCAGAGGCTTGCCTCTACGGCCTTACAGTCTCCGAGAGCAAAGAACTACTATTCTGGCAGAAACATTTCCGTAGAGTCCATGGAGACTTTTAAGCTTGGCTATTCTGAAAAGCGGGACATGGTGACTATTCCAGTCCACGCCCCAAACGGAATGCCTCTTGGTTTTGTGGGCAGATCCATCGAGGGTAAAGATTTTAAGAACACCCCAGGATTGCCCAAAGGAAAGACCTTGTTCAACTTGCATAGAGTAAAGAATGCAGACAGAGTTTATGTTGTTGAATCTTCCTTTGACGCTATAAGGCTACACCAGTGTGGCTTTCCAGCGGTAGCTACCTTGGGATCAAACGTATCCAACATACAAACAGACCTACTACAAAAATACTTCAATAACGTAATTGTTATTGCGGATAATGATGAAGCAGGCGGTAACATGAAAGACAGGATAATTAAAAAACTTGGCTCTCGAGTATCCGTAATACAACTAAGTGAAAAATACAAAGACATTGGCGATATGTCTGACGAAGATATAAAAAAGTTAGAGTATTCGTTTGACAAATCAATAGCCAACATGCTAAAATAATGTAAATAAAACAAGGAGAAAAAAATGAGTATTACAAGAGGACTAAAAGACATCAACGCACTACTAGACAAGCCAAAGTATGAGTCTGGCGGAGAAAAGGTTCGATGGCTGAAGCTTGCAGACGGACAGTCGGCAAAGATTAGGTTCATCGAAGAGCTTGACGAAGACTCTTCTAGCTATTCAGAGGATAGAGGTCTTGCAGTAGTTGTTAAGGAGCACACGAATCCCAAGGATTACAAGCGTAAGGCTTTGGACACCATGGATTCTGAAGGTCGTGACTGGGCAGAAGAGATGTCCAGAAAAGACCCAAAGGCAGGATGGAAAGCTCGACTACGTTTCTACTGTAACGTTCTTGTAGATGATGGTCTTGAGCCTCCATACGTTGCAGTTTGGTCCCAGGGCATTGGTAAGCAGTCTGCGTTCAATAACCTACGAGAGTATGCTCTAGAAACTGGAAGCATTTCGAATATGTCGTGGAAGATTAAGCGTAATGGTCAGGGAACAGAGACTAGCTACACCTTGATCCCGACATCTCCAGATTCTGAGCCTTTTGACTGGTCTGGACACACACCCTTCAATCTAGAGAAGGTTGTTCGTCACGTGCCATATGCAGAGCAGGAAAGCTTTTACCTGGGCTTCGACGCTCCAGCCTCGCTAACCTCTACCAATATTGACTGGTAAGTAACACATTGTGGGGGTAGCTAAGGTTACCCCCACTTTGTCATTTCTATTGACTTTTCATACTTCCCATGGCATACTTATTAAACACAAAAAAAGAGGACACTTAATTGACGTATAACGGACTCCATGTTCACACACACTATAGTTTGTTTGATGGGATTGCTACGCCCCAGGAGTATGTCGACAGGGCAGAGCTTTTAGGAATGAAAGCTTTAGCCATAACCGATCACGGATCTCTGTCTGGACACAGAGAGTTTTACCGAATGGCTAAGGAAAAGGGAATTAAACCTGTCCTAGGAGTAGAAGCCTACATAACTGCAGACAGATTTGACCAGCGAGGCAACGATGCCCGTGAAGGATTACTAGACTTAGTTTACAACCACGTTATCATCCTTGCTAAGAATCAGATTGGCTTAGAGAACCTAAACAAGCTAAATGAGATTGCTTGGACAGAAGGTTTCTTCAAGAAGCCACGCATTGACTACGAAGTTCTAGAGAAGTATGCAGAGGGGCTCATAGTGACCTCTGGCTGCCTCTCAGGAGCCCTCGCAAAGGCTATCGAAGCAGAAGAGCTGGCAGAAGCTAAGAGGATCATAGAGTGGCACAAGAGGGTATTTGGGGACGATTACTATATTGAGATCATGCCACACAATCCTCCAGAAGTAAACGTGCAATTGCTTGCCTTGGCAGATCAGTATGGAGTTAAGCCTATCGTTACCCCAGACTGCCATCACGCAGATGAAAGCCAGAAAGAGATTCAGGAATTAAAGCTTATTCTTAATAGCTATTCCAACAAAGTATTAAAAGAATCTACCTACGACAAGTCACTGAAGCACGAAGGCCTAATGGATAGGCTTGACTATTTGTATGGTGAAAGGAAAATGTCTTTTGCCAACTTCGAGATTCACCTGCTTTCTGACGAAGAGATGCGCAACGCCATGAAGGCTCAGGGTATTGATAGAGAAGACATGTATGACTCTACTCGTGAAGTTGCGGATAAGGTGGAAGACTATGAGATCCAAGACCATCTAGACCTTTTGCCTGTTCAGTACCAGAACCCTAACGGAGAGCTTCGAGAGCTTGCCCTAGCTGGACTAGAGCTTCGAGGTGTGAACACTGAGGAATATCGGGAAAGACTAGACGAAGAGCTAGAGATCATTCAGAACAAGGACTTTGGTCCTTATTTTCTGGTTGTTCGTTCTATGATTGCTTGGGCAAAGAAACAGAACATTATGGTTGGACCAGGAAGAGGCTCTTCCGCAGGATCCTTGCTCTGCTACGCCTTAGAGATTACGGACATTGACCCCATTCAGCATGGACTCCTGTTCTTCAGGTTTATCAATCCAGAGCGTAATGACTTTCCAGATATCGATACCGACATTCAGGACACAAGGCGTGAAGACGTCAAAGATTATTTAGTTAGACAGTACAAGCATGTTGCATCCATCGCTACATTCCTACAGTTTAAAGACAAGGGTGTTGTCCGAGACATAGCTCGAGTCTTGCACATCCCTCTGACAGACGTCAACAAGGTTCTAAAGGTAATTGACACCTGGGAAGATTACTGCCGAGCCAAGCAGTCTCAATGGTTTAGGGACAAGTACCCAGAGATTGAACACTACGGAGAGCAGTTGAGGGGCCGAATCAGGGGCACTGGTATCCACGCAGCAGGTGTTGTAACATCCAAGCAGCCTATCTTCAAGTTTGCCCCTATGGAGACTAGGGTCTCTCCTGGAAACAAGGAGAGGATTCCCGTAGTCGCAGTAGACATGGAAGAAGCAGAGCGTATCGGTCTGATTAAGATAGACGCACTAGGTCTAAAAACATTATCTGTTCTAAAAGACACCCTAGACATAATCGAAAGTCGCCATGGGAAAAAGATAGATCTTCTTAAGACAGACATGGAAGATTCCAAGGTATATCAAATGCTGTCTGACGGATACACCAAGGGCGTATTTCAGTGTGAAGCAACACCTTACACAAACCTTCTCGTAAAGATGCGTGTTAAAAACTTTGCAGAGCTCGCAGCATCCAATGCTTTGGTCCGTCCAGGAGCTGCGAACACTATTGGTAAAGACTACATTGCTCGGAAGCAAGGCCGTCAAAGCATAAGCTACCACCACCAGGTATTCAAGCAGTTTACTGTTGAGACCTATGGCTGTGTCCTGTATCAAGAGCAGGTTATGCAAGCTTGTGTTCACTTGGGTGGCATGTCTATGGCCGAAGCTGACAAGGTTCGTAAAATCATTGGAAAGAAGAAAGACGCAAAAGAGTTTGACGTTTTCAAGGACAAGTTTATTGCTGGCGCTTCTCAGTATCTTAGCCCTAACGTGGCTGCCGATCTGTGGCATGACTTTGAGGCACACGCAGGGTATTCTTTTAATAAGTCTCACGCCGTAGCCTACTCCACGCTTTCATACTGGACGGCATGGCTAAAGACACACTATCCCCTAGAGTTTATGTATTCCATTCTAAAGAATGAGAAAGACAAGGATGCTAGGACAGAGTACCTTATCGAAGCTAAGCGTATGGGGATTCCCATCAAGCTTCCTCATGTTAACGACTCTGACGGCGACTTTAAGATCGAAGGCAAGGGTATCCGTTTTGGGCTAACAGGAATCAAGTACATCTCAGATAACATTGCAGCTAAGTTCATGGCTTCCAGACCGTTTAGCTCTTACCAAGAGCTGGAGAAGTTTTGCCTGACCAAAGGTAGTGGCGTGAATAGCAGGTCCTTGCAAGCACTACGGGTAGTCGGGGCAGCAACATTTGAAGACAATCCCCGTAACGACCAAGAAATTAAGGAAAACCTTTATGACTTCTTAAATCTACCAGAGTTCAATATATCAGTTCCGCAACACTTCCACGCATTCATAAGCGACGTTGAGGAGTTCGAGGAAAAGGGATCCTACATCTTAATGGGTATGGTCAAGAGCATTAAGCGTGGACCTGGGTGGTCTCGTGTAGAGCTACTTGATAAGACTGGCAGCACGGGGATCTTTGATGACGAGCAAACAGCCATAGAGCCAGGAAAGACTTACCTTCTTCTAGCTAGTGATAACAGGGTGTTGAATGCTATTCAGATTGACGATATTGGTAAGGTAGAATCATCACTAACTAAATACCTTAACTACAAGACTCTTCCCTTTAAGGATGAGGAGATGTACGTGGTATCGTTTAAGCCTAGGGTAACTAAAGCTGGAAAGAAAATGGCATACTTAACACTGGCAGATGCTTCCAGGGAGCTTCATCCAGTAACAGTCTTCCCTACGCAATTTGCTAAGGCATACATGAAAATACAAGAAGGCAGCTCGTATGTCTTCAGCTTCGCAAAAACAAAAGATGGAACAATAATTATGGAGGACGTACATGACAACAATTGATGAGGCTCTAGCTTTGTTAGATCCAAAGTTACGAAAGAAAGTGGCACCAGCCGTGGGCATTAAGACAGAGTTTCAGCCTACTCCCAGTCCGGGGCTTAATAAAGCATTGGGTGGAGGATTCCCCTATGGAAGGCAGGTTCTTCTTTGGGGAAGCAAGTCAAGTGCAAAATCTTCTCTGTGCCTGCAGACAATCGGGTTGGCACAAAAAGAAGGAAAGCTTTGTGCTTGGGTTGACGCAGAGATGTCCTACGATGCAGAATGGGCTGAGAGGCTAGGGGTAGATCCCACACAGCTGATTTACTCAGAGGCCAGGAGCATCAACGACATGGTAGATGTTGTCGTGGCCCTGCTGCATGCAGGCGTAGACATGATTGTGATAGATAGTATAAGCTCTCTTCTTCCAGCGGTATACTTCGAGAAAGACTCTACAGAGTTAAAGCAGCTAGACAACACTAAGCAGATTGGGTCAGAGTCAAAGGACCTAAAGCATGCTTGGATGATGATTAACTATGCGAATAATCAGGAGAAGCCAGCTCTGATTGTGGCTATCTCTCAGGCTAGGAATAACATTACAGCAATGTATACTCAGTCTATTCCAACTGGAGGTAATGCAACTCAGTTCTTCTCCTCGACTATCGTAAAGCTGTTCTCATCCTCGTCTGATGGTCAGGCCATTAAAGGCAAGATTCAAGTTGGAGACAAGCTGATAGAGCAAAAGCTAGGTCGGACAGTTCGATGGGAGGTTCAAAACTCTAAGACCTCTGCACCAGGAGAGTCTGGAGAGTATGGGTTTTACTATAAGGGAGATCTTATTGGAATCGATGTTATTGGAGACCTCGTAGACACGGCAGAGTTGGTGGGCTATGTGGAGCGTACAGGGGCTTGGTACATCCTTCCAGACGGTACAAAGGTTCAGGGAAGAGACGCGTTCGTAAAGCGTGTCAGAGAGGACTCTGCCCTTCAGCAAGAGCTTAGGGACAAGGTCAATGGGCTCTAGCCGATACAGCACATACACCGGAAAGTTTAACTGTCATGTATGCAAGGACCCCGTGACCTCACTTAGGCATTATCCAGAGGTAACGGAACTTACTTGGATGTGTGGACAAAACCACCTAACTAAGGTACAATTAACTATAAAGAAAACAAAGAGAGACTATGAGCGAGAGATCTGAGTCCAAGAGAATTGGTGCTACACAGCACAAAAACTCTGGAAGAAATAACAAGAAGGGCGATGCCACTTGGCAAAACTTTGTTGTTGACTTTAAAGAATATCCAAAGGGTATGCGAATAGACCAAGACATCTGGGCAAAAGCAGTAACAGATGCCATGAAGTCAAACGCAGACCCAGCACTCGTCTTGGTAATGGGCGACGGTAACCGCAAGACAAGATTAGCTATCATAGAGCTATCACTACTAGAGCAGCTATTGGAGAATCAAAAATGAAAACACTATTTCTAGATATAGAGACTACACCTATCCTTGCTTACACGTGGGGACTTTGGGATCAGAATATTAGTATCGGACAAATCGTAAAACCTACGGAGATGTTGTGCTTCGGTGCAAGGTGGGGAGATAAGAAAAAGGTTGTGTTTAAGTCTTTGCATCATGACGGTAAAGAAGAAATGCTTAAGGAGCTTCATTCCCTGATGCACGAGGCTGACGTCATGGTTGGTTGGAACTCTACAGGGTTTGACCATAAGCACATTAATCGAGAGTTCCTAGAGAACGGACTGCTTCCTCCTTCACCAACAAAAGACTTGGACCTCATGTCTGTCACCAAGGCAAACTTTAGGTTTCCGTCAAACAAGTTGGATTATGTTGCGCAAGCCCTTGGTGTGGGTTCCAAGGTTAAGCACTCAGGGTTTTCGCTATGGTTGGACTGCATGGCCGGCGATGAAAAGGCTTGGGTAGAGATGAAAAAGTATCAGATCCAAGACGTGAACCTGCTACTGGATGTTTACGATAAGTTACAGCCATGGATTAATACACACCCAAACCGTGCGCTACATGATGGGGTAGAAGAAGGATGTACAAACTGTGCGTCCTATGCCCTCATACCAAGCGGTGAAGTCACAAACTCAACAGCAACTTATCAGCGATACCAGTGCATGGATTGTGGTAAGTGGTTGCGAAGCACTAAAAGCATGACATCTGCCACGATCACCTCAGCATCCTCCTGATGGTGTATAATAGAGTAAAGGTATAATATGGAAACCAGTAACCAAGACAGAAGCACACTAGAGCAGATCAATGGGTTGGCAGAGATAGCAGACTTCATGCAAGATGAAGAGCTAACCTCAGCACTTGTAATGGTTGCTAAGATAATTATTAAGCCAGATATTCCACTTCCAGTGGCAACTATTGAGATTGTAAGGCTGCAAGCAATTGCAGCTAAGATGTCACTTAGGGCCACTTGGATGGTAAACGTAGATAAGGGAGATAGAGCGAAGAAGAATATATACTTCACTGCAGCAGAGTCTATTAACAGTCTTGTAGCAGCGTTAAAATATATTATTCGCTAGTATTAATATGGTAAGCAATTTATTAAGTCAGATAATGATAAAGGCAGCAGCTAATAGGTCCTTCTTGGACCACGATGCCCTCATCGACAAGATAAGAACCGGTTACACAGTAAAGCGTGTTGACAAGTTCCAGACAAAGAAAAGCTTTGCACCTAGCACCATTGCCTTTTCTCATGGGGAGTGCCCTAGATATTGGTACTTAGCTTTCAATGGTGCGACCTTCGCAGACAATGCGGATGCTTACGGTGGAGCTAATATGAACTCCGGTACCAAGGCTCACGAGCGCATACAGGAAGCCATGGGGAACGTGGACGACTTCTTAATTGACTCTGAGTTTAAGGTAAAACATGATGACCCACCAATTTTTGGTTACGGGGATGTCATGCTGAACTGGGAAGGCAAGGATCTCTTAGGAGAGATCAAGACCATGCCCATGGAGGGGTTCGAGTATAGAAAGAAAACTGGTAAGGCAAAGGCTGGTCACATCATACAGCTTCTTCTTTACATGAAGATCTTAAATAGAACTGAAGCAGTTCTTATTTATGAAAACAAAAATAATCACGAGTTACTGATCATACCAGTACAGATAAGTGATTATTACATTAAGTGGGTTAATGCAGCTTTTGATTGGATGAGGTCAGTTCGGAAAGCCTGGGAAGATCAAACTCTTCCACAGAAGAACTACAGATCTAATTCAAAGATTTGCAAGACGTGTCCTATCCAGGCCGCGTGTGCAGAGGCTGGTCAGGGAGATATCAAACTACCGTCCCTGGAGCCCTTAGATGAACCAAAAACATTGTAAAAGATGTGGTAACTCTTTTGTTACTGGCATATCTTACCAGATATACTGCTCCGCAGAATGTCGGGAGGAAGCCACAAAAGAAAAGATATCAGAACGATACGCCATTGTAAAAAGAAAAAAGAGGGCAAAGAATTTAAAGACCTGCAGGTCTTGCCCTACAAAGCTTTCTGTATACAACGAAGACTCAATATGTTCTACGTGCGCTATCGACCCAGATATCGTATCCAAGACGTTGCGTGAGCTAAAGGGGATGTCCAATGGTAAACCTATCAGCGATGAATCCTAAGCCACAAAGAGTTTGCTCAATTGACGCAAGTACCAATAGTATGGCATTCGCTATCTTTGATGGACAGACCTTAACGCACAGCGGAAAGATAAACTTTAAAGGTGTAAGCACTTACTCTAAAGTTTCTGACTCTGCAAAGAAGTGTGTATCGTTCTTTAAACTATTTGACATAGACGCTATAATCATTGAGCATACTGTATTTATTAATTCACCAAAGACTGCCGCAGACCTAGCTCTTGTGCAGGGTGCCATGCTCGGCGCAGCAGCCCAAAACGGAATCCGGATTGCTGGATCAATTAACCCAATCACTTGGCAGATATATCTTGGAAACGGCAAGCTAACAAAAGAAGAAAAGCTTGGGATACAGGCAGAGACCCCAAACAAGTCTGCCTCCTGGTACAAGAACCGTGAACGTGAGTTTAGGAAACAAAGAACTATTAACGTTGTTAATATTATTTATGATAAGTCCGTAACAGATAATGACGTAGCCGATGCAATAGGCATTGGTCATTACGCAATTAATAATTGGGGAAAGGTTGACAAGTAATATGTCCTCTGCTAAACTATATACATCAGAAAACTGGTTGCGCAAGCGATACCACACAGACAAGAAGAGCCCCGAGCAAATCGCAAAAGAGTGTGGAGCAAGCGTAGAAACTATATACGTCTACCTAGCAAAATTTGGATTAAGGAAATCACGCAGATGAGTGTGCAAACAGAACAAGATATTGAACGGGTAGCTAATCAGGTAAAAGATATGTTAGTGGCTAAGAATCGATCCTACGGCGACTCAGCCCTACACCCCACAAGAGTCTTCTCCAAGTCAGACAACGTGGAGCAGATCTTGGTTCGTATTGACGACAAGCTATCTAGGATACAGAACGGCCATGACTGGCCAGGAGACAATGACATCGACGACTTAATAGGATATCTGGTATTATTGAAGATAGCAAAGGAGAGAGTATAATGGCTAGACGTAAGCGTTCAAGCGTAGTTCACCACAGCATCTTTGAGACAGAGCCTAGCTTTGAGATCAACGGGTTTGTTATAAGCGCAGGAGATACTGTAAAGGTTAGAGGAGAGTATGGGTCTAAGTTTAAGGTTCGAGGCCTCACCACTAATACAGAGACTGGCAGCACATGGATAGATGTTTTTGAGTTAGTCCGAGGAATCCCTTGTCAGTTTAGAGCATTTAAGATTGATAGAATTAAGAGAGTCCCACAGAGGGGTAAGAGGGCGAAGCGTGTCAACCCCTGAGGATCAGCTAGTAGAACACTTAGACATCGTTAATAAGGTTGTCGAGAGGTACTTGTCTGGATCGGAGCCAACCCAGATATCTAAAGAGCTAGCTATGCCTAGGCAAAAGGTGGTGGGTTATCTAAACGAGTGGCGAGCCATGGCTTCAGACAACGCTGCTATTCGTGCTAGAGCTAAGGAAGCTCTTGTCGGTGCAGACACCCACTACAGCAAGCTTATCTCAAAGGCTTATGAAGTAATCGACGAGGCAACCATGGTGGCAAACCTGGGAGCTAAGACTGCAGGTATCAAGTTGGTAATGGACCTAGAGCGAACCAGAATAGACATGTTGCAGAAAGCCGGTCTTCTTGAGAACAAGGAGCTAGCAGAAGAAATGGTAGAGATCGAAGAGCGCCAGCAAGTCTTAATACAAATTCTAAAGGATGTCGCGTCTGAGCACCCAGAGATTCGAGATAAGATTATGAAGCGTCTGTCCCAGGCAACCAAGCCAGGAGAGACCATTACGATTGTGAACGAATAATGTTTGATGATTTCTTAGAGGCGCTGCAAGATAGCCCATTCGAAGAGGTTCCCGTAGACGCCAAGACCTTTGTTGAGGGAACTGACTATCTTGGTCAGCCGACCTTATCCCAGAGTCAGTATGACATTGTGGAAGCTATGAGTCAGATCTACAGAAAAGAAGACCTCGTAGAGCTTATGGGTTTTGAAGAGGGCACTCGCTACTATAAAAAATATACCAAGAACGAAGTTATCCTCCAGCTGGGAAAGGGTAGCGGAAAAGACTTTACCTCTACAGTTGCCTGTGCATATATCGTGTACAAGCTTCTTTGCTTAAAGGACCCCGCAAGATATTTTGGAAAGCCCGGCGGAGACGCCATCGACATTATTAACATTGCTATAAATGCACAGCAGGCAAAGAACGTTTTCTTTAAAGGCTTTAAATCTAAGATCGAAAGGTCTCCTTGGTTTCAAGGTAAGTACTATGCAAAAATGGATAGCATAGAGTTTGACCATTCAATAACGGTTTATTCTGGACACTCCGAGCGTGAGTCTCACGAGGGCCTAAACCTGATCTTGGCAGTTCTAGATGAGATCTCTGGCTTCGCCTCTGAGGTTGGAACAGGCAATGAGCAGGCCAAGACCGCAGATAATATATACAAGGCATTTCGTGCTTCGGTAGACTCTCGGTTCCCAGACTTGGGTAAGGTTGCATTGCTATCTTTTCCACGTTACCCAGGAGACTTCATCTCTCAAAGATATGACGATGTCGTAATGGAAAAAGAGGTAGTGATAAAGCATCACAAGTTTATTATGAATGATGAGTTGCCAGAAGACGCCCCAGGAAATTCTTTAGAGATTGACTGGGAAGAGGACACAATCCTTACTTACAAGTATCCAGGGATGTTTGCCCTAAAGCGTCCCACTTGGGTGGTTAACCCTACACGTAAGATCGATGACTTCAAGATAGCCTTTTACACAGACCTTGCTGATGCCATGCAGAGGTTTGCTTGCGTTCCAAGGTTCTCCTCAGATGCTTTCTTTAAGCAGAGGGACAAGGTCCAAAACGCTATGACCATCAGAAACCCCATAGACGGTTTCAAGAGGTTCGAGGAAACGTTTAAGCCAGACCCAACTAAGAAGTATTATGTTCACGCTGACCTTGCACAACGACACGACAAGTGTGCTGTTGCCATTGCTCACGTAGATCGTTGGGTAAATATTCAGGTAATTAAAGATTATGAGCAGGTAGCTCCAGTAGTAGTGGTAGACGCTGTAGTCTATTGGGAGCCACGTGTTGAGGGGCCAGTAGATCTTTCAGAGGTTAAGCAGTGGATTCAGAACCTACGCAGGCTAGGATTCGATATTGGAATGGTCTCCTTTGACCGCTGGCAGTCCTTTGATATTCAGAATGAGCTAAAGTCTGTTGGGATCAGAACTGAGACGGTATCGGTAGCCAAGAAACATTACGAGGATATGGCAATGCTTATCTATGAAGAGCGACTAGCGATGCCAATGATTGATTTGTTGTTTGAAGAGCTAACAGAGCTAAAGATTATGAAGGGTAATAGGGTAGACCACCCGAGAAAGTCCTCCAAAGACCTAGCAGACGCTGTTTGTGGAGCCATCTATGGAGCTATATCCCATACACCAAAGAACACTAACCAAGAAGTTCAAATCCACACGTTTAGAGATAGAGCTAAGTCACCACAAGAGCTTGCGGATAAGGACAGAAATGTGATAAGATATAGGCCAGAGCAAAAAGATTTAGAAGACTATCTGGGTCAGTTTAATTTAATCTAGAAAGGTCTCAGTGTCCATAACTATTGTATATTTTTCAAACTATTCTGGTAACACCAAGAGATTCGCGGAGAAAATAAATGAGAACGCTATTCCTATTCCTATTAAGTCTAGTGATAGCGAGCCTCTTATTATGGATAATCCTTATGTTCTCTTTGTTCCGACTTATGGTAGTGGCAGCGACACGCATGCAATCCCAAGACAGGTTCGAAGATTCTTAAATAACAGAAACAATCGTGAAAAGCTCCAGGGAGTAGTTGGCTTCGGCAATACTAACTTTGGAGAAGATTTTTGTAAAGCAGCACACATTATATCTAGCAAAGCAGGAGTACCACTGGTCGCTAGAATAGAAATTTTTGGTACACAAGATGACGTCATAGAGGTCAAGAATAGGTTGGAAATACTATATGGAGAATAAAGCCAGTTACCACGAGTTAAACGCAATGCTAAATATGTACGACCAGAACGGTAAGATTCAGTTTGGGAAAGACAAGGAAGCAGCAAAGTCCTACTTCCTTGACCATATCAATCTTAATACTGTTTTCTTTCACAGCATTGAGGAAAAGCTTGAGTACCTTGTAGAGAACGAATACTACGATACAGGTTTGCTCAATAGCTATTCTCCAGAAGAAGTTAAAAGCTTGTTCAAGCATGCTTACTCCTACAAGTTTAGGTTCCCAACATTCGTTGGTGCTTACAAGTTCTATACACAGTACGCGCTTAAGACCTTTGACGGCGAACGCTACCTAGAAAGATTTGAAGACAGAGTCGTGATGAACGGCTTGATGCTAGGGCTAGGCAACTTCGAGACAGCACGAGATGTGATCGATGAGATTATCTCTGGACGCTTCCAGCCGGCCACCCCGACCTTTCTTAATGCAGGTAAGGCTCAGCGAGGAGAGTACGTTTCATGTTTCCTTCTTCGTGTAGAAGACAACATGGAGTCTATTGCGAGAGCGGTAACCTCTTCTCTGCAGCTTTCAAAGCGTGGTGGCGGTGTAGGTCTTAACCTTACAAACATTCGCGAGTACGGGGCACCCATTAAAAAGATTCAGAATCAATCATCTGGAATTATACCAGTAATGAAAATGCTTGAGGATGCCTTCTCCTATGCAAACCAGCTCGGTGCTCGTCAGGGCGCTGGTGCGGTTTACCTAAACGCTCACCACCCAGATATTATGAGATTCCTAGACACAAAGAAGGAGAACGCTGATGAGAAAACTCGTATCAAGACTCTATCGATCGGTGTGGTTATACCTGACATCACGCTTGAATTAGCAAAGAATGGCGAAGACATGTACCTGTTCTCACCATATGATGTGGAACGTGTGTATGGCTTACCAATGATGGACATCTCGGTTACTGAGAAGTACCAGGAAATGGTAGATGATCCTAGGATTAAGAAGACCAAGATCAAAGCTCGAGAGCTATTCCAGCGTATTGCAGAGCTTCAGTTCGAGTCGGGGTATCCTTACATCGTATACGAAGACACTGTAAATGAATCCAACCCTATAGAGGGAAGGATTAATATGTCTAACTTGTGTAGTGAAATCTTACAGGTAAACACTCCTACAACTTATAACAATGACATGAGCTATAAGGACATTGGAAAAGATATCTCATGTAACTTAGGATCATTAAACATAGCTAAGGCCATGGAGTCTCCAGACTTTGGTAAGACCATTGAAGTGGCCGTAAGGTCCCTCACAGCGGTCTCAGAGCTGTCCTACATAGACTCTGTAATGTCTGTTGCGGAAGGTAATCGTAAGTCTAGGGCTATTGGTCTTGGGCAAATGAACCTGCACGGTTACTTTGGAAAACAAGAAATGTATTACGGAGATGAGGAGTCCTTGGACTTCACCAACATATACTTCTTGACGGTACTGTACCATGCCTTAAAAGCATCTAACCAGATCTCCATAGAGAAGAAGTCTCCGTTCGAGGGGTTCAAGAGCTCTAAGTATGCGGACGGATCTTTCTTTGACAAGTACACCACTCAGAAGTGGGAGCCAGCTACAGAGAAGGTTGCTAAGTTATTTAAAGATGCTAAGATTAAGATTCCTAAAAAGAAGGACTGGGAAGATCTTAAAGCTTCCGTAATGGAGCACGGCATCTACAACCAGAATCTACAAGCGGTTCCTCCTACAGGCTCTATTAGTTATGTAAATAACTCAACGTCTTCTATCCACCCTATTGCAGCTCAAGTTGAGATTCGTAAAGAAGGAAAGATGGGTAGGGTCTATTACCCCGCTCCTCACATGACAGATGACAACCGACAGTACTTTATGGATGCCTATGAAATTGGTCCAGAGAAAGTTATCGATGTCTACGCAGCTGCAACCCAGCACGTTGACCAGGGGCTATCTCTGACTCTGTTCTTCAAGGACAGCGCAACCACCAGAGATGTCAACCGAGCACAGATTTACGCATGGAAGAAGGGTATCAAAACCATTTATTACATTAGAATTAGGCAGGACGCCTTAGAGGGAACTGACATGGAAGGCTGTGTTTCTTGCCAGCTATAATGAAGAACCTTATGGTATACTTTATATCTACAAGGAGACCCCATCTATGATTACAAGACCCATTAACTGGAATAAAGTTGAAGACCCGATTGACCTAGACGTATGGAACAGGCTTACAGCTAATTTCTGGTTGCCAGAAAAGATCCCTATCTCCAATGACATTCAGTCTTGGTCAACACTTAGGGACAACGAAAAGCTTCTCACTATGAGAGTGTTCACTGGCCTAACTATGCTGGATACTATCCAGGGTACGGTAGGGTCAATGAGCATTCTTCCAGATGCTATCACTCAGCACGAAGAAGCTGTTATTACTAACATTGCTTTCATGGAGAGCGTTCATGCCAAGTCATACTCTAGTGTATTTTCAACCCTAACATCCTCCGAGCAGATTGAGGATGCATTCCGTTGGTCTGAGGACAACCCATACCTTCAGAAGAAGGCTGAAATCATCCTTGGATATTACCATGGAGATGACCCGCTAAAGCGCAAGGTAGCTTCCACTCTGTTGGAAAGCTTCTTGTTCTACTCTGGTTTCTACTGGCCAATGTATTTGTCAAGCAGAGCAAAGCTAACTAACACTGCTGATCTTATTAGGCTTATCATAAGGGATGAAGCTGTTCACGGCTATTACATTGGGTATAAGTTCCAAGTAGCTTACAACAAGTTGGATGCTGCAGCTCAAGAAGACATCAAGGCTTACGCCTACAGCATGCTTATGGAACTCTATGAAAACGAGATCCGCTATACTGCAGAGCTTTACGATGAAGTCGGACTAACAGAAGACGTAAAGAAGTTTTTGCACTACAACGCTAACAAGGCTCTAATGAACTTGGGATTCGATGCACTGTTTCCTAAAGACGTTTGCGATGTTAGTGCAGCCATCCTTTCTGCCTTGGCTCCTAATGCAGGAGAAAACCACGACTTCTTCTCTGGATCTGGTTCAAGCTACGTAATTGCTAAGAACGAGCAAACAGAAGATAGTGACTGGGACTTTTAGTGACGTTCTATCAGACACTCGAAGAGGCAGACTCTGAGGTATTTGACTTCATACAACAAGAAAAGTCAAGACAAAACAGCACTCTTGAGATGATTGCAAGTGAAAACTTTGTACCGTTGTCGATCATGGAGGCACAGGGTTCAGTCCTCACCAATAAGTACGCTGAGGGTTACCCTGGAAAGCGTTACTATGGAGGCTGTGAGTTTGTAGATGAGATAGAGAACCTAGCAATCTCCAGGGTAAAACAACTCTTTGGTGCAAAGTATGCAAACGTTCAACCTCACTCTGGCTCAAGTGCTAGTGCAGCTGTGCTTCATGCGTTGGCTTCACCAGGAGATACTATTCTCGGGATGGAGCTGTCTCACGGTGGTCACCTAACCCACGGGATGAAGCTCAACTTTTCGGGTAGAAACTATAAAGCTACATCATACGGTGTAGATCCATTAACTAACTTAATAGACATGGACGAGGTAAGAGACAAAGCTCTAGAGCACAGGCCTCAAGTTCTAATTGCTGGCTGGTCTGCATACTCAAGGCACCTTGATTTCGATGCCTTTAGAAGCATCGCTGATGAGGTTGGAGCAAAGCTTTGGGTAGACATGGCTCACTTCTCTGGACTGGTTGCAGCTGACCTGCACCCAAGCCCATTCCCTTTTGCTGATGCAGTTTCTACAACAGTTCATAAAACATTGGGAGGGCCAAGGTCCGGAGTAATCCTTAGCCAGGATGCAGACATTGCCAAAAGAATAAACTCCGCAGTGTTCCCTGGACAGCAGGGCGGTCCTCTAATGCATGTGATAGCTGCCAAGGCCGTAGCGTTTAAGTTAGCTATGCTTCCAGAATTCAAAGAGCGTCAAGAGAGAACAATCTCTGGAGCAAAAGTTATAGCAGAGACACTGGTAGATCGAGGAATAAATGTCTTAACTGGGGGAACAGATGTGCACCTCTTAATAGTAGACTTGTCTAACTCTAGTATTAGTGGCAAAGAAGCAGAAGATCTTCTTCATAGCTCTGGCATCACAGTTAATAGAAACTCAGTACCTTTTGACAGCAGATCGCCTATGATCACTTCTGGACTTAGAATCGGAACTCCTGCCTTAGCTACAAGAGGCTTCGGGGATGAGGAATTCCAAGAGGTAGCAGATGTTATCGCAGACCTCCTGTTAAGCAAAATGTCTCCTAACTCTGCAATGGATAGAGTAAAGACTTTGACTCAGGCATTTAAGCTTTATTAGTCTAAACTTTGTTTGACAATCTCCTCTGTGTCCTGTATACTTAGGATAATGTCTAAGTCGCAAGGCTTGTTACTTAGTAAGTTAGATTGCCCCATAGCTCAATTGGCAGAGCGCAGAGCTGTTAACTCTGATGTTCCTGGTTCGAGTCCAGGTGGGGCAGCGGGAATATAGTTTAATGGTAAAACTACAGATTTCCAATCTGTTGTTGAGAGTTCGATCCTCTCTATTCCCTCTCAAGTTCAAAAACCGCATTTTTTATATACTCTAGTATAATGGTATTAGGGAGTCTATCTAGCTAACCCCGATAATCGTGTCACTCCCCTATAACTAAACCCCTAAGGAGTAAAAGACATGCGTAAACTACTTAAAATATTGGCAAGAATGCTTGCAGTATTCTTTGCATCCGCACTTTCAGTGCTAGGTGTTGGAGCAATCGTAGGGATTCAACTTTGGCAATCACTGCTTATGGCAGGGGCATTGGGAGTGGCAAGAGTCCTGGAAGGAATAGCAAGAGCTTACATTGGCGATGGAAAGCTAACAGATCTTGAGATCGAGGAAGTCTTTCAGAGGGCAGCCACCAGGAAAAAATCCTAAACAATAACTTGCAATGAGCGACACTTTAGGATACAATAGAGTATAAGCCAAAAGGAAAGAGGTTGTGATGGATGACTTTAATGCATGGCTAAGTCACGGTTATGTAATGGGATGGTGTGGACCGGCAGTTTGCGATACCCATGACGGCATCCCAATGTCGGAGACAGAGTTGGCTGAGTTCGATGACGGTGGTGACCCATGCCTACACATTCTTCGTCTCTATGAGGACCAGGAACACAAAAAATCTATAGAAGAAGACCACTCTCCTTCTATTTGGAGAGCTATTAACAACGGCCTTTAACTCAGGATACCACCGTAAAACCACATAATTAAATACGGGAGTGATCGGTTTCGACAGTAAGTCCGAAGCTGGAGAAGCAAGCAGAGAATCCTGTACCTCTTGAATCGGGAAAAAGAATAATTGCAAACTCACGTTCTGCATTCGCACTAGCTGCTTAATAGCGCTCAGTGCACCACGGGCAGCATTAGTTCTAAATGGGCACCCCTGGATTTAAATAAATAGAACACCCACCGAGGTGGCGACCTTAACCGCAACCCGCAGTACCGTGGCTGGTAGAGCCTAAGCTTGTAGAAGAACAGTAGATTGCTTATTGGACGGGGGTTCAATTCCCCCCACTTCCACAAATCTTCTCCTGCATGTATGGGGGTAACCAGATCCTGTAGCTCAGCTGGTTAGAGCGCCGTTCTGTCACGGCGGAGGTCGCCAGTTCAAGTCTGGTCAGGGTCGCTTCGCCTCCTTAGCATAACGGCTAGTGCACTGGTTTTGTAATCCAGGGATAAGTGTTCGATTCACTTAGGAGGCTCTTGGTTAATGTCGTGATTTAAAGCTCTGTGGTATAATTGAATAGGTTAGACAAGGAGAGCTATATGAACACCTATCAACAGCCCCTAGATGGCGTATATGGTAAAGACTGGAAGATTTCAAGCAAGATGGGTTGGAGAATTCACCCAATTCACAAGACCAAGAAGCACCATAACGGTACAGATATTATAAGCCTTAGAAGCGGAACGACCTATGTGGAGGCGTTTGCAAACGGTCGGGTAGTCAAGGCACGTCAGTCAAACGCTGCTGGCGGAGGCTTTGGGTATTACGTAGTGCTTAGGCATTACCTAGACGGAGAGTACTACACCTCGTTGTATGCACACCTTGAGCCTAACTCTTTTCAGGTTAAGGTGGGTCAGCTGCTCAGTGCCGGAGATGTCCTAGGAAAAATGGGTACGTCTGGGATGAGCACCGGAAAGCACCTTCACTTTGAGATTTGGAAAGGCAAGAAGCACGGATGGTCATCAGACGGTAAGGGATTTGTAGAACCAGTTGGCTTCATAAAGGCACTAAACGCTTCTGCACAGGCTAAGGCCTGGGCTAAGGAGTCAACTCCAGAAACAGATCCTGTGGAGCCAGAGCCTAACCACGAGCCAACAAAGAAGACAGCCAAGGGGCCTTCTGTAAAGGCCTTCGTTGTGCCCGTGACTGTTCCTATAGTTGTACCAGTTCCTAGGAAAGTCGCGAATAAGCCAGCGGTAAAGCCTGTTGCTAAGCCTGTTGCGAAAAAGATTGAAAAGCCAAAAACTCATAAGATTGTTTCTGGAGATACTCTTGGAAAGATTGCTAGGAAGTATAGGACTAATGTCGCTACACTTACAAAGCTTAATAAGATAAAGAGACCAGATTTAATTTTTGTAGGTCAGACAATTAAGTTACCATAATGGCAACATATGAATACAAGTGCAAGTCATGCAGGGCACACGAAGTAGTCCTGAGGTCAATCTCTGACAAAGAGGTTGTTCCTAAATGCAAGGCTTGCAATTTAGGCCTCACTAGGGTATACTCTAATGTAGGAGTTGCCTTTAGCGGTAGCGGATTTTATAGTAATGATAAGGGGTAACTTTTGCAAATATTAACAGATAAAATAGAGTGGACCCTTTCGGCAATAGACCGATGCGACTATGTTTGTTCAGCTCAGGCATACGTCCGTGCTGTAGGAGTTAGCGGAGAGCTCTTGTTTTGTTCTCATCACTATAATAAGGTTTCTAATGATCCTACAGGATATCAAAACCTAGAGAAGTTTGCCTACCAGGTGGTGGACGAAAGAGAAAAGCTAATCGAGAATAGATTGCAAGGGTTAGACTCTTAGGTCGGTATTTATGGAATACTTAATAGGATCAATAACAACATTCTTTATTATAATCTTTGTTTATTTTAATGTATCTGCTAGCGTAAGACAAAACACTACGCCTACCCTAAGATTTTCCCAAAGCTACAGGTACTACCTGATATCTCCATACTCACCATTCGTCTACACAGGCTCATCTGCTGAAGAGGTTAAGACACAGGCAATGGTTCACTTTGACAAGGTAAACTTAAAGATAGTTTTATTTGAGGACCAGGCTTATTGGATTCAAGACGAGGCTTTCTATACTGCAGAGCTCTCACCTGACGGGAAAATAGATAAATTAACACAAAAAGTAGTTGACACAATGACCATGGATCCTGTACAATTGAATAAGATAATGATTATCGTAGAAACTCTTAGAGAAGGGAAGTAAGAATGCTAATAGGAATTCAAGGCACCAAATCCTTTTCTGACTACGGAATCTTTCTTAGAGCTATGGGAACCGCATTGTCTTCAATGAGTACATCGGACAAGAAGTTTTACATTTACTCAACAGGGCCATCTAGCTTAAACTCTATGGCCCATGAGTTTTGTAACGTGTCGGAGAGAAGCCTTAAGGCCCGAGGCATTCGTGTAAGGGTCATAAAGGTGCCACCTAAGTGGATCAAAGAAAGCATCCTGGATATAGATTACTTTATCTACTTTAGCAAGCCAAAAGAACCAGTCTCAGATCTTGTAGATTATGCAGAATCAAAGGACGTAGATATCGGAATATACAGATACTAACAGCTTAGCGGATATGCTTAGCCAGATAGACAACAAAATCAACGGACAAAAAAGGCAACGTACAGGTAAATCCAATGAACATAAAATCACTAGATAATATGGAAAAGATTGTAAAAAGCAATTGGACTTTGTCGTGGAGTGGTTGGGACGTTATTCAGTCCTTTCCTAATCCAGCAGGGTGGTCGAAAAAGAACGGAGCATTTATGAAGAATAGATGGTTCGTGCAGCGTCGATTTAATGTCACAGAATCTGGCTGGGATCTTCCAGACAAAATCGTTAGCCTATATGAAGAGCGATGATTGGAAAGACCAAGCCGCTTGTAAGGGGTACGACGTCAATTTATTCTTTGACAAGTACGAGGACAATGAAACAATAAGGCCAGCAATAGATAGCATCTGTGCTGCATGCCCTATCTCAAGAATCTGCTTTGCGGTTGGAGTTTCCCAAAAAGAATACGGTGTATGGGGAGGCGTCTATCTCGAGAAGGGTAAGATTTCTAGAGAGTTCGGCAGGCATCGGTCCAAGAAAGAATGGGCAGAGACCTGGAAATATCTAACGATGGATAAATAATGTATACGGATGAAATGAGAAGGGCCTTCAGATCTTTGGCTGGCCCCAAAAACTTTTCCTTGCAAATCATAGACCACGACAACTTCTTAACGGTTAAAGCCAGCGAGAACCAGTTCATGTCTTTGACGGGAGAGGGCAAACGAAGTGCCGTAGAATACATGGCCAAAGTAAAGTCCGCACTAGAGCTAAACGGTGCGATTGTGCTATTGGTTAGAGAAGGGGGTAAAGAGATATGATAGACCTATTAATCCTTATCTTTTTTAGCATTGTAGTAGCCTTGGGCTTTTTAGTCATTGCTCGTCAATGGCTAAACAAAAGAAAGCTTATGTCAATCATTACACAGCTAACTGCAGATAACATTCTATTAAAGTCTGAGATCCAGAGACTATCTGAACTATCTGGGAGCTTTCCTCACGAAGAAACAGAGGGCTTCATAAAGTTTCTCTCCCAGTCTAGAGATTGGGCCTTTACGTATATAGAGGACGTTCAAAAGGCAATGCAAGAACTCTTTGTAGCCTTAATGGGAGCGGAAGAGGAACAGATTAAAAAAGCAGCAGCAGGACTGGTTAAGTTCTTGCCGGAAGAAGATAAAAAGAGCTAGGCTCACAAATCGTGAGTGCACAACACACAGCTCTTTGACTAATAATATAAACAGAAGGAATACAAAATGAACAAAGCAATGATTGATTCATACCTAAGAAACCTACTAGGAGCACTACTGGGCCTGATCACAACAACTATGGCAAGCACAGGGGTTGTGTCACCACTAGCATTTGGCACAGGAGAGTGGCTTCTCATAGCTAACGGTGTCTGGGCAGCAGCAGTTCCGACCCTGCTTCGCTACCTGAACTCTAAGGACCCAAGCTTTGGTCGTATTGCAGAGGGAGTAGCTCTAGAAGTGAGCAAGAGGCTTCTTGCTGAATCCAAAGCAGCTACCGCAGAAAAGAAGGCTGCTGAAGCTAAAAAGAAAGCTGCTGAGGCTGCGGAAAAGAAAGCCGTTGCAAAGCTAGCTGTAAAGAAGCCAGCCACAACACCTGCAACCAAGTTGGTGGTAAAGGCTCCACCTGCTAAGTAAATAATTATTCATTAAGATAGGCGGATCACGACTGTGGTCCGTCTTTTCTTATGTTATAATAGAAGGGTCCTCATACAGGGCAAGGATTAGCCGCTTTAGGATGACTAGTTACCATTTTTATATCGGGTTACGCCAGGGTTTCTGTATGGGGGCTTTAATATTTTTGTAGAGATCATCGCAAGATTATGGTATACTTAGCTGCTCCCCAGTTTAGGGGACGATAGACTTCATACCCAAAGGCCAAAACAACACTTAGATCCATAATGGACTTTTTAGGATTCGCCACTTCTCAAGTCACACAATCTATAAGGAATTTTCTGGTTGCAACTATTGTCAGTGTACAGTTGACTGTGTGATATAATATAGATATGAATAATGATATGCTAGAAGATAGCGACGACGTTAACAAGCAATCTCCTTGTTGGGATGGATACGTTCAAAGAGGTATGAAGCCTGGACAAGATGGCGGAATGGTCCCAAACTGTGTACCCTCAAAGAAGGCATACGGTGCTGACGAAGAAGAGGCCCCAGAGGGATACCACTACATGCCCGATGGTTCTCTGATGGCTAACGAGGACCATGAAGATGACAAGTCGCTGTTTGCAGGATTTGGAAAAGATGTTACAAAAGCAAAGAGGCTGACAGAAGTGTTCAAGGCGGATAATGTTCGTGTCGGTCAAATGGTTTCTTGGGGGTCTTCCGGTGGAACTGCTAAGGGTAAGGTTAAGAGAGTAATTCGTAGTGGCTCTTATAAAGTTCCAGGTACAGATGCAACAATCAATGCCAGCGAAGATAATCCTGCAGTGGTCTTAACGCTATATCGTAACGGAAAAGCTACAGATACTATCGTTGCGCATCGTATGGAGACGCTGAGAGCCTCTTAGAACGTATTAAACACCTTTATGGGTACTTCTATACCCCTCTAAAATTGATTTAAGCTGAAGGGTATGCTTTTCATAATCCATTTCAATAATTAAGTTGTCATCATCTATCTTATGTACCTTAAGCTCTTTACTTATATCAAAGAGTACGGCTTGGATCTGCTCATCAATAGACAATGGCTTAGTCAATATCGTGTTCTCTCTGGTAAGTACGCATTTTATGACAGTTAGCACACACCACGTCACACTTTGAAACTTCTTTCCAGGCAGCCTCAGGCCCATAGTTCCTTAGGACACGGTACACAACGTCTATTTTTTGATACTGAGGCTTGTGGTCAAATTCTAGAATGTAATGGGGGAACATATTCCTGCAATCAAAACAGCCGTTCTTCTCTTTGTAGAGATGAAGCTCTTCAAGAACTAGGGCCACAGCCTTACGGTGTTTTGCAGTTTTTACCATGTAATATAATTATACCACTATCTTTTTAGTGGCATAGTAAATGCAGCATGTATAAGAAAACTAATTAACTCTGAAGGGATGGGGTCGAGCATTTCTAAGAGTTTAGTTAAAGACTAATTGCTTTAGCGAATACAACCCTGGAAGCCATCTTGCTTGCAGCAATGATCGCAATCGGAGCCGCTATTCCAAGTATCGTACCAGCCCACATACGAGGCTCTAGCCAGTTCCAACCCCAGTAGTCAAAGGTGTGGAATGCGTTTGCTAAAACAGCTAAGCCACCAAAGGCAACCATTCCAACAATTGCTCCAAATGTTTTCTCTGGCTTGCCATTGTCGCTAAGTCTAGATGATAGCACTAGGTATGCCACTAAGAAAAGAAGGTACATAAGTTCGATAAAGAAGAAGAACAATCCGGCCATCCACTCTTGGGACAGACCCACAAAGGTTGCTACAGATGTTATACCATTAAAAGATACTATGGCCGAAGAGATGAAGGCTAAGCCAATGCCAACCAACCAGGTCCAAAGAATTACTTTCTGATCAACCTGTATTTTGGGTGCCCGCTTAGATTCTTGAAGCTCATAGCGTTCACGCTTTTGATCCTCAATTTTAAGTTTAGTTGATTCTTCAGGGTTGGTTTTATCCTTGGACTTCATAGCATCCATTCTTGCTTGTCTTTGCGGACTTATTCCTGTCCGACCGTTATCATAAATACTCATAGTTATCTAGATAATTATACCATAAAGTAGGGAGTGCAGGACTCGAACCTGCGACTAAGAGCTTAGAAAGCTCCTGCTCTGTCCATTGAGCTAACTCCCCTGCAAGACTACTCTTCGTAAAGAGTAGAAATGGTTTCAGGAAATGCTTCTTTAACTAAAGCAAGTACTGCCTTTGCATATTCCTGGATCTCGAACTGGGCATCGTGTGGCATCCTCTGGTCTAGGAATGCCAAGACTCCCTGCAGAGACACGGTCCACCTCCAACGTACATACATGCCATAAGCTGGGAGAAACAGCCTTGCGATCTCTGGAGCAACTCCATCGTTAAGAGCGTCGTGATATGCCTCTGTACCGCTCACAACTGTCTCACAGAGCCTGTCAAAGTGCTTTTGACCTAATTCGATGTCAACAGGGTCTCCAGAGCCCTGCTTGCTGTTCTCTGGCTTACTACGCCAATCTTCTGGCAGCGGGATGTAGAACTTTTCATCTTCGGTAATATAACGCCTAGATGATTCATTCCAACCATTCTGGTCATCAACGTGACTAGAGGCCACAGCATGCTTCCACCACTGTCTAGCAACAAACAGTGGAGCGTATACTTCAAAGGTCATTGCTGCATGACGGAAGGGGCTTGTATGCCCCTCTCTTAATAGAAATTTTAGGAGCTTAGCATCTCTTGGAGCAAACTCTGTAACTTCTTTGTCATAGGACACTCTAGCTGCGTTGACAACAGAGAGATCGTCTCCTAATACGTCTACTAATCTAACATATCCTTCGTCTAGAACTTTTGTTGGCTCTTCCGGCATTGATCTAATAAAAGTAGTCATAGATTATCCCAACACTGCATAGATTTCACGGTAAGGCAAGATTACATACTCTTTACCCTCATGAGACACCTCGGTGCCAGCAAACCTAGAGTAAGAAACCTTGTCTCCAACTTCTAGGTCTATCTGAAGGGTGGTTCCATTAGGGAATACAATCCCTGGCCCCACTGCAACTACAATACCTTCTGTTGGAGATTCTTTATCTAACTTAGTTAATATGAATCCAGATGTAGATTTTGTCTCTGCTTCTTTTATTGGCTCTATTAGAACCTTGTCTTCAATCGGTCTTAACATTGATACCCTTCTCGTTATTGTTTAGTATATAAGTTCGTCTGTTTGGTTAATGATCTGTCGTAGTCTAAACTTGGCAATAGACAAACTATCGTATCCGTTAGTGTAATTGCTTAAGTCATTATAGATTCGATCCCTTTCGGCATCGATGGCTTGCGTTATAAATAAATCTACCGCTGCCTGGTCTTTATCGGAATGGCTGCTGTCTAGGACTAGCATCTTATGCTCATATTTTATCATAGAACAATTATAGCTAAAATCTAAGGTGAAGTCAAGCGGCCAAGGCAGAGAGTTTATCTGGCTGGAACCCAGACCAAGACTCATCTCCAAAGACCACAACTGGGGCTGAGCTAAACCCAAGGCCCCTAATGTACTCGTAGGCTTCAGTATCGGAGCTAAGGTCTACAGTGTTATAGGCTACCCCAATCTTTGCTAAAAATCTTTTTGTTGCGTCACACTGGACACAGGATGGAAGGGTGTAGACCGTTGGCATAAAGCTCTCTTTTCTTTTACGTTAGGTATCAAGTATACAGTCGTATTATGGGTAAAGTCAATAGAAACATAACGATTATATAACAAAGATCTCCCTAATGCCAAGATCTTGTGATAGAATATACTAATGATATGCCCACTATGCAACGAAGAAACAATGCTACCGATTTGGTACGGTAAGCCAGGAATTGACGAGATCATGCTTGCTCGTGATGATAAAATGATTCTCGGGGGGCCAACAGAAAAAGAGTATACCCATTTCTGCTACTCATGCCAAGAGACTTACCCCGTAATAGAAGTTTAAATATCTTCGTTCTGATTTAATCCAGCAACATAGCCAGCCTGCCAAGCACCCAGCTCTTCCTTAGTGGGGGTATGGTCAAGATTACTAAGCCAGCCAGACATTAAGACTTTAGCTTTCTTGACTATTGACTTTATTTCTTTAGAGTCTTGCCTCCTGCTTGCCCTATCCATTACGGATCCCCATAGCCCTGTTTACTCCTGCGATGTAGCCCTTTTGCCAAGACAAAAGAGAAGCCTCTGTCGCATCTCTACCAGCTGATGCCATAAAAGATTGAAGGTCTTCGATGGCAAATGCAGCTGCCTTTTGTGTTTCCTCATCATATTGTTTAGTCATAGCTGTAACCCTACCATTCTAAATCTAAAATGTCAATATTTTTTTTGTCTAGGCCGTGGTCCTCTAATGCTTTTTCTAGAGCATAGCCCCTTCTTAGTTTGGTCAGGATATCCTCCCCAGTCACTTCTACGATAAAGGGTTTTCCATCGTAATCTTCGAACGTGAGTTTGTAGATATTCTCAGGGGACAGCAGGTATTTAAATTTATTCTCCATTGACATATTATACATTAATTGCTATACTTTAGTTATGAATAATAGAGATAAGTTTTACAGCGCACAAAATCAGCGAAGCGGAACTAATGACCCTAATCCAAACGGAGAAACAAAATGGATGATGAAATAAGCAACAAGCTTTACTGGACACTTGGCTACGACGCTGGGGTTGAGCTAGAGCGTGACCGCATCATCAAAGTTATGAAAGACCTAGCTGCAACCAGAGATATTTTGCAGACACTAAGTTACCCATTTCTTGCTGAGGAAATAGAAGCGGCTATTAAGGATGGACAGGATGACTAACCAAGAACAAAACATTGAAAACCTACACATTCACATCGAGGGGCTTCAAGCGACCCTAGCTAAGAGGAACTTACTAATCGCTAACATGAAAGAAGATGTAGCTAACCCAGACCCAAGGCACGAAAGAGCTATAAAAAAAGCATACAAGGATGGATGGAGAGCTTGCGCTGAAAAACTGATGAGCGAAACAGCGACAGCGACAAACGCACTAACTCTTTTGAGAAGTAAGGCATTTGAATCGTTACTCAAGAATGAAAAAAGATGACTAAGCAAAACGATTACCTAGGCTCACTTGACCCTGACGAGCTACAAGCAGAGCAGGAGTTCTTAGATAATCACTGGGCTAACGATTTGCTAGACGCACCCCACGCTTTGATTGCGGTTATAGAAACCAAGATTGCAAGGGCGCTGCTTGGAGAACGAAGACGAATTGTCCAAGTTTTGACAGAAAACTGCAGTGACTATCACACAGCGTTAATGGGTTGTGAGTGTTCAGTGCAGATTGAACTTATAAGCTAAAACGCAAATAATCATTTTTGGTTATAAAGGAGAGAAATGAGCTTCCTATTTATAGGGCTAGACGGAGAGATGTCTTCCAGTGAGCTGGCTGAAGGTGGCAAGCTGATTCAGATTGGCCTATCCACCGAGGACGGGTATCAAATCTCCATGAATATGAATCCAGGTGAGTGCCAGTGGTCAGAACGTGCTTTTGAGGTTCACGGCATCACACTTGAGTCTCTACAAAGTGCGCCTTTGCCAGATGAGGTTGACAGTCAAGTTTACGATTGGTTGATTGCAGTAGGAGTCGATACTAACAGCAGGGGTAAAACTATCCCTGTCGGGTTTAACGTTGGCGCATTTGACATGCCCTTTGTGAAGGACTCTCTACCTAAAAGCTACTCGCTCTTCTCAAGAAGAACTGTTGACCTGAACGCACTCTGCTTCGCTCTGGACTATAAAGAGGAGAACGGGATGCCCGTAAAAGCCGCAACTTGGAAGAAAAAAGCCAAGGCTTATGCCATTGAAAAGATCGGTACAGAAAATCAGCACGACGCAGGTTGGGATAGCTTGATGCACATTTATTGCTTTGAATACCTGAAGGGAGTAATCGGTGCCACTACACGTTCAGATTAGAGTAAATCAGACTCTCCTTAGTGAGATACATATCACTAGGGCGAAAGGCGGCACCGACCCCGACGATGTGAATACCTACATTGCTACTATTGGTGAAGATCCTACTTATCTTGACATTTATGAGCAAGAAGGAGTATACTACAAACATCGCTATGGTGATGGTGCAGAAGTTTGCGTTAGGAAAGCAATCGAGGCACTTGAACCATCTATAAAAACATAAAAGATAACATCCGTAAAAACATGAGAGGCACAAGATGATTAAGTTTAGAAGATACAAAGACTCTAACTCATTAGGGACTGAGTATGTGTTTGGTATAGACCTTTACGATATGAAGACTCAGCCAACACTGGACATTATTATTGGCAAGTGGGTGTTCGTGTTCTTCTGTGATAGGAATACCAAATGATAATTACAACTGAGTCTGGGGCTGTCTATGACCTAACTAGCGGTTATTGCATACGCAATGGCCAGTTCGAATTTAAGTATTGGTACAAGTATTGTTTTGACTATGAGGAGGGCAGCCCTACCTCTGAGATTCCACAGCCGTACAAGGACCAGGATTCTGGCAGGATGCTTCCACTTCAAGTTGGGAAGCGCATGTACATAAGCGGTAAGGACGGTTGGATAATTTCGACTAAGATAGTATCTATAGAGGAGGCAGTCCACAAAAGTGGAAAGTCGTCCATTATAGTGGAAGACAGTGATTCAGACTTGAGCTAATGGGTGGTAATACTTATAAGTTGGGATTCCGAGACGGTAGCCAAGCAGAGCGCAAAAAGATAATTGGCCTAATCCAAGAAAGAATCTGCATACATAAGTGTCAGCATGCTATCTGCATAGATGCTATCTTAATAATGCAAATGCTTCGTAATGGGGCGTAGGACCGAGGGTAGGTTTGGCTGGTGTATGACTAATCAACACAGCCTATGTCAACAAGAGATATCTAATGGAGTAACATGCTCATGCACTTGTCACTCCAAGTAAAAGAATAACAATAGAGAGGTAAGAAGACACAATGAATAAGTTAGCAATTATAGATAGTATCTCCAGATACACGGACATGTTTGATCGGGTAATGATTAACTTTTCGGGTAAGTATGGAGTTCCCTTTCTAAGATTCTCTATTGGTATTATCTTCATCTGGTTTGGAGTACTAAAGACTATAGGAGAACTATCCCCTGCATACGATCTTGTAGCAGCAACAATCTATTGGCTAACACCAGAGATCATTGTTCCCCTCTTGGGTCTATGGGAAGTGGCTATTGGCATTGCCTTCTTAATACCATCTTTAAACAGGATAGGACTTATTCTCCTAGCGTTTCAGATGCCTGGAACCTTCCTACCACTAATCCTCTTACCTGAGATCTGCTTCACGGTTATCCCCTTTGGACTAACTCTCGAGGGACAGTACATTGTGAAAAACTTGGTAATTATTGGTTCAGCCTTTGTCATCGGAGCCGGCGTTCGCAGAAAAAATAGGGATTAATGTTCGGCGGAAAATAGGAGATACCCACAAGTCTCCGACTTGATATCCTCCAACATCCCTGATATAATATACATATGGTAATATGCAAATGGTGCAACGACAGGCTACCGCTGGTAGCTCCAAGCACCTGTAGCTGTAGATCATTATCGCTGGTATTGATAAACAATAAGATAAGGATAATAGCTAACTTGGAAGACATAGAAATAGATTTCGTAGAGACCCATCCCCCAGAACATTTTAGAGACAAGGCCCAAGGTGAATAAGACAGAGATCGAAGAATTAGAGTTAGTCGCGAAAGAGTTAAGTTCGGCGGCATGAGCACACTAGGCTACTAACGTAGCAACATTCTCACATATTCCGAGGGTATATAAAATATCTAAAACATCTAACCACCATCCATCTAATAGAAAGACATACCATGGCAGTAGCAGTAGAATTTGTTGGAGGACCAGCAGATGGAACTACCTATAGCGTACCAACTCTGAAACCAACTTTTGAGTTTATTGTACAAGGAGACATAAGTCCCTTTGATAATCCATATGACGACAACATTGAAATTAATCATTTAATAGCCACCTATGAACTAAGACTGGGTGCTGAAATAAATATGAGTGGGGTATCTGATGTAGCCAGGTATGTCTATATTGGACAGGAATCCTCTGTATAATAACACTTCACACATAGTAGAAGCAGCTAATCCTGACATGGTTGGGATAGCAATCTTTGTAGCATTATTTACAGCTGTGGCCTTTCTAGCTTGGATAGACGATCGCACCAAATAATTTTGGGGTATCAGAAGAGACCTATCTCCCTAGTATAAACAATAACCCTATAAGAACAAACAAATGATCCTAAGAAAGACTATAAGGCTAAAGAACATAGTTATCAAAAGAAAACTATGAGACATATAAGACTATAAGCCATATAAGGCTCTGAGACATATACCCATAACCCAGTTAGAAATAGTACTGATACCGCCTTAGATTAGCACACAGAGCTTGTGAGAAGCATGTCTGACGACATTGTATAGATAGTTATTATCTTACTGAATATATTGCTAAGTGGAGTAAAGTGGATAGGAGTGGAGAGATATGGATAAAAGACACAATCGTTATAACATCGTAATAATCTTTTTCTTGACAAATAGCTCCATATATCCCTAGCAGATGTATCCCTACTACCCTTTGATGTATTACTTATACTAGGAGAAATGGGGATCAAAAGAAATTCCCTCCCAAATATCCATATATATATCCCTAATAATATAAACAAACATAGCAATAAGTATTAATAATATCTAATAAACTATCTTATTTGTTATAAAACATATACTATTTATAGCAAAATATAACCCCTATCATAATGTCTTTCCTCTATGGGTATTATGTCTTATACTAGGAGGATTGGATCAGATTGGTTCCCCAAAAAATAAATACCAACTATACACATATACCTATTTAAACTATTAGACATATACAGATATAGCTCTCACGATCTTTCGATGTCCTTCGTAATGTCTTTTATATATACTAGGGGGATTAGGGGTCTCTTCTTAATGCCCTGGCAGAGCCAGCCGGCAGAGCCGGGGTATAGTTATAAACAAAACACAAGTATAAGAAATACCCCTATAGTAAATACCTCTCACGATTTTTTGACTTCCTTCGTAATGTATTTATGACAGATAGGATGAATAAGGATATAGGGATAGGACCCGCAAGCATAAAAAAAGAAGCTGAGCAGCTAGTTCATAGCCACATCGCAATGACGTTAGCTAGCTTGCACCTACTCAACTTCTTAACTATAGTATAGCTTAGATCTCTATCAATGTCAAGTCTTTTATCAATAAAAACTCACGATCGTAGAGGGGTCTTCTTAATGCTTCTTAATACCTTTATTGTTTATATGGTGGTTATGGAGATAGGTGGCCGGGGCCTCTGGTCACCCAGAAAGAATGACAGGTTACCCTGACAAACTAACTAGGTAAGCGTGAGCCTCGTTGATGTCTTCGATAGCTCTGGGGGACAATCCCTCAACACTAATCAAGTCATACTCAACAGCAAAAGCAATCTGAAATGTTAGTCCACTCATGTATAAAGCAAAGCGCACATCTTCAGTTACAACCTTGCCTTCCTCACACCAGAAGTCTTCAAATACTGGCAGGAAGTATTCTGACATTATAAAGCATTTCTCCCGTAGTTCTGTCATGTCTATCTCGTTAGCCACTTTAGTCTTCTCTCTTTTAGTATCTCTGATGTAACTCATTATACCTCCACCCTCTGACATTTTAGGTAGAGAACAAATCGTCTAGCGACTCGAACCCTTCATCTTCTGGAATTTCCATTGCGGCAAGCAAAAGAACAAATGTTTCTTCTACAAACGTTGTTGCTAATGGTGTAGGAAGAACGATTAGATTAGCAAGCATGTATGAAAGCGGTAACCCCAAATCGTTGTATGAGATGAAGTCTAAGAACTCTGGGTCGTCTTTATAGTTTAACCATAGGTCTGCCAACATTTCTGTCTTGACTGTAAACTCTGTCTCTGCCATCAGAAACCTCTTTCCTCTAGGTAATCGTTCAAACTGGAATGTCCTCTCTCTGTAGTCTTCTCATCTACGGCAGCTTCCGCAAGTAAGACTAATCTATTATAGATAACTGTTGGGTGAGCGTTTGCAATAGATTTCCCTACCTCGTCTAAGTCCAATGTAACGTCACTGACTATTTCAGCAATTCTCTTTGCGACCACTTGGTCTTTTGTCGGGCTTCGTTTCATTATTCTCCTATTGTCCTATTGTATCAAAAATGGTTGGAGGTGTCAAGGAGAAAGTAGGAACCCTCAACACCTCCAGTGCGGACAACTAGTTACCCCTAACCACGTTGTCCGCTATAACAAAGGAGCTAGGCTCGACTCTGTCAATCTTTATTTAGTTACAGCATGCCTGTTTCTTGTGTCACAGGGCTCTCATACATTGGGAGACTCTCTATCCAAGACGCCAACAAGGCAGGTGCTCCCTTTGCTAGGTCTGCGGATCCAGTCCAGTCGTCGTGGTCTTGCCAGTACGTGGACCAGGACCCA